GGGACTCCCGCGCTAACTTCCGCCACAAGCGCCAAATGCGCGTGTGCAAGGGCGAACATCATGAAACTGGGACCTGCCCCTAAAGGCTGGCCTTTGGTCCATGCGACTACCCTATCTCGATCCCACATTAGCTTGTAGGGCGAGCGAGCTACCAAGTGCATGAGTCGTAGCGACGACTCAGTGACCCCAGGTACCATCCTGAGGATCCTTTCTTGGTAATCAAGAGGGAAGTTATTAGTAGCATCGGATAGGTCAACCGAAAAGACGGTCTTCCCTTCCTGTAGCCACTTTTGGCACTTCTCTATCCCCTTCATCTGATCATGGGTGCAATCCCATGGCAGAGATCGGAGAACCACTAGTAACCTCTGTTTTAGAGGTTCTAGCGCACACTGTAGTACAGTGTGGGGAGAAGCAAAGGCCCGGAACTTACATCCCGGTTCCTGGGAAGATCCGATAACTCCAACCGGCTCGTCCGGGGGGACGGCTAGTTTCCAGTCGTTATCAAACCCGTGCCATGGATGAGTAAGACGTCGATAATCGTCCACTAGCTCCTGGCCCAGGACCTTCTGTACTTCTGGGAAGCACGAGAATGTCCTGCCCATATCCGACCCTAGAAAGGTGAAAAGAAGACTTTCGTCCCTCTTCAGCCTCTCCGTGTCGGGGCCTCGCTTTGTTGCGATCCATACGCGATAGTCTGGAAATTCGTCCACTATGTGGCGAACGAATCGGACTCTATCACGTATAACCCTATCGGCGTATTCAAGCTTAACCCAAAGAGGGTCTCGCTTTATTAACCTAAAGGGTTCATGCGGTGGTTGCACCACTGACCCCAGAAACTTTCGTTCCTGTGCCCTTGATGGACCTTGCCGCTTGGGAAACACCATTGCAGCATACACCATCAACGCGTTGTAAGCGCGCTTCTGATGTTTGTGGTTCTTCGATTCCAACATGTCCCACACCCGCTTCCACGGGCCTTTCGGCCTACGGTTGCGATGTGCGATCCATGTCCAGTCTTCCATTTCTGGATTTCTGGCAAGGCGATGCACAGCGTTGGTTTTCAGTTGCTTAAGACGTTTCACAACGTTTTCGGCTCCTTCCGACCGTACTTGCATCGTGATCAGATCGACCAGCGGGAGAGTGATCTCCTTAGGTAACCCAACCAAACGAAGTTTGCGGCACAAATCATCCTGTAACGCTTGACTTGAAGTCATAGCAATGCCCCTTTCGTTAGAAAAGGTGTGTTGCAGCGAACCAGGAGAACCTGGCCCTCGTCGACCAGACGAGGATAGCCCGAGCCTATC